TTAACGTAAGAAGATTATTACTTCAAGCTCGTAAATTAATTTCGGCGGTATCAGTAAGATTATTGTTTGAACAAAACGACCAAAAAGTAAGACAAGACTTCTTAGATGCGGTTAATCCTATCTTAGACGCTATTAGAAGAGATAGAGGTTTATATGACTTCCGTGTAACAGTTTCGTCTGACGCAGCTGATTTAGACAGAAATCAAATGACAGGTAAGATTTATATCAAACCAACCAAATCGTTAGAATTTATAGACATTACATTCTATATTACTCCAACAGGAGCTTCTTTCGAGAATATATAATAAAAAAAATTATGACCCATTGTAATAGTGGGTCATAATAAGCCTTAATATAAAATTATGTTAAAAAATAAAATAGTTGAAGGAATTGATGAGTTTGGTGCTCCGGATGAAAATTACTATGCGTTTGATTGGGATGATAACATAGTATCGATGCCAACCAAAATAATATTAATAGATGAAGATGGTGATGAAGTTGGTATGTCTACGGAAGATTTTGCAACTTACAGAGAAAAAATTGGTGAAGAACCATTTGAATTTGATGGACATACAATTGTTGGATTTGCTGAAGACGCTTACAATTGGTTCGGAGTTAAAGGTGATAAACAATTTATTGTCGATGCTATTACGGCTAAACCGGCAGCGGCTTGGCCTGATTTTGTAGAGGCGATTAATAATGGTTCAATCTTTTCTATTGTAACAGCAAGGGGACACACACCATCAGTATTAAAAGAGGGTTGTTATAATTACATAGTTTCAAATATGAATGGTATAGATTCTAATGAATTGGTTAGAAATTTAGAAAAATATCGTGATTTAGCGGATGAAGAAAATATATCTAAAAGAGAAATGATTCGTGAATATTTGGATTTATGTAAATTTTATCCAGTAACTTACGGACAAGGGTCGGCAGCTAAAGTAGAACCATTAAAAAAAATGGCAGTAAGAGAGTTTGTTAAATATGTTAGGGCAATGTCTAATTATATTCAGAAAAAGGCCTTTTTAAAAAATAAGATAAGTAATTTTTTTGCACCAAAAGTAATTTTTTTTGATGACGATGTAAAAAATGCGGAAATTGTAAAAAAAGATTATGAGAACGACCCAGATAATATAGTTAAAGTATATTTAACAGCAGGAGGAATAAAAAAAGAATTTTAAATTAATTATTATAAATAAAACTATTAAATAATTAATTATAATAACTAGGATTTCTAGAATGATAGAAAATTTAATTTATAATGTAAATAGAAAAAAAATTAATAGGTAATATTTATAATAAACAAAATAAATAAAATAAAATTAAAAACAAATAGAAAATGGCTGATTTATTAATGAAAATGCCCATACCGTATGAACCAAAAAGACAGAATAGGTTCATTGTTCGTTTTCCATCAACTTTAGGAATTAACGAATGGTTTGTAGAAAGTGCGGCTCGACCACATATAACTATCGGTGCAACCGAAATTCAGTTCTTAAACACATCAACATATGTTGCGGGACGTTTTACTTGGGGAACCATTAACGTTAAGTTTAGAGACCCAATTGGTCCTTCAGCATCTCAAGCACTAATGGAATGGGTACGTCTATGTGCTGAATCTGTTACAGGTCGTATGGGTTATGCTGCGGGTTATAAGAAAAATGTTGATTTAGAAATGTTAGACCCAACAGGAGTTGTTGTTGAGAAATGGGTGTTAGAAGGTACTTTCTTATCTGATGTTAATTTTGATTCTTTAAGTTATAGTCAAGACGCTTTAGCTTCTATTACGGCAACACTACGTATGGACCGTTGTATTTTGGTATACTAATTTAATTATTATATAAAAACATTATTAATCCACATAGAAATATGTGGATTTTTTTATTTTATATTGATAAAAAACAAATGTGAAGTATATTTTATAATAAAACCTAATTATTATGGACCAAAATATTATAGACGCGGGAACGCAAAATTTTAACTTACCTCACGATATTGTTACATTACCAACTGGTGGTGTATTTTACAAATCTAAGAAAAAAACATTAAAAGTTGGTTATTTAACGGCTTCTGATGAAAATTTCTTAATGGGTGCAACACAAGGAAATAAAGATAATATTGTAATTTCATTATTACGAAATAAAATATATGAACACGATTTAAGACCGGAAGAATTGTTAAACGGTGATATCGAAGCAATTCTTATATTTTTGAGAAACACTTCATTTGGTCCTGAATATACTGTAAATTTAACTGACCCACAAACAGGTAAACAATTTCCACATACACTTATTTTAGATGAATTAAACATCAAACAAACAGCTAATAAACCTGATGAAAATGGTTTATTTCAAACGAGATTACCAAAAACCGGTGTTACTGTTAAATTAAGACCGTTAACTTATTCAGATAATATTGATATTGATAAAATGGTTGAATCATATCCTGCAGGTAGAACAGCCCCAAGAGTTACTTGGAGACTACAAAAACAAATTATTGAAATTGATGGGTCGGTAAACCCTGGTGATATTGCGATGTTTGTTGACACTTTACCTATTATGGACTCAAAGTTTATTAGAAATTTTATGAGAGATAACGAACCTTCGTTAGATTTAACGAGAACTGCAATCGCCCCTTCCGGAGAATTGGTATCTTTCGAGATTGCCTTTGGGGTGGAGTTTTTTCGCCCTTTCTTCTAATCACCGACAACTTCTAATTGAGGAATTTTATTTAATGTCTAAATTTATTAAAATTTCCTACACGGATTTTTACATAATGCCGACTTATGTTAGAAAATACCTTATAAATAAAATAATTGAAGATAATACACCAACTGGGGTCTAACCAAAAAACCCTACTTGGTGTATTTATATATAAACACATTTTAAATGGCGGATATAGTAAAACAAATTAACGACAGTATTAAAGCGGCTTTTGCTGAATATGGAAATGCTTTAAAATCAAATATTTCACCAGACGCAATTATGAAAATAATGAATGACCTTGATGAAAAGGCTCACGAAGTTAATAAAAGTTTTGCAATAGGTCGTGATAATATTATGGGTCTTAAAGCTGCTATGGCAGATGCGGTTACTTCCGTACAGTTGTTAGGTGGTGAATTTAATGATATTGCGTTGATTCAAAAAGGTGTTGCTGAAAGTTTAAATAGGAATATTATTTTAAATAAAGACGCTTACGCTCAATTATATGCTGCTGAAGAACTTTCAGGACAAAAGGTTGGAGCTATCGTAACAGCATTTAAGAACGCCGGGTCTTCGGCCTATCAGGCGGGTAAAGATATGCAAACGGTTATTGATTCTGCAAGAGCTATAGGTGTTAATGCTAATGCCGTTTCAACACAAGTTTTGGCAAACACTGAAATGATGAACAAGTATAATTTTGTTGGAGGAGTTGAAGGTTTAGCTAAAATGGCGGCACAAGCGGTTTCTTTGAGAATTGATATGAAAGATATTAATCAATTTGCGAGTACGGTATTTAAACCTGATGGTGCTATAGAAATGGCGGCAGCATTACAAAGATTGGGTGTTGCACAAAGTGATTTATTAGACCCATTAAGATTAATGGATTTATCGGCAAATGACCCAACAGAACTTCAAAACCAAATTGTTCAAATGACTCAACAATTTGTTCAAATGAACAAAGCAGGTAAATTTGAAATTTTACCCGGAGCTAAAAGACAATTTATGGAAATTGCGAGTGCAATGAACATACCATATGAAACTCTTACTAAAATGGCTTTAGGAAGTAAGGAGTTAGATGAAAAAATGAGAAAGATTTCGTTTCCTAATATTGCGACTGAAGACCAAAGGAAAATGATTGCTAATTTGGCGGAAATGAATGCAAAAGGTGACGGATTTGAAATATCGTTTAGTGATAAAGAAGGTAGATTACAAACAAAAGATGTTACAAAATTAGACGAAAACGATATTAAACAAATTGCTAAATCTGGTGAGTCTAAACCAATGGAAGTTATCGCTAAAGACCAATTAACTAATCTTAAGGATATAAGGGCAAATATTGCGGCAATTGCTAGTAAGGGTGGATTTGCTATGGCAGGTTCAGTTCCGGGACAACAATTACAACAAGCCCCAAGAGATTTTTCGGCAGCATTTAGAAAAACTTTTGATAATGAATCTACTCAGATAAAAACACTTAGAGAAGGTATTAACAAAAACGTTGGTGGGATGTTAAATACTATTAATGAACTTGTTTCGGGTAAAAAATCATTACCGGAAGCGTTAAAAACATTACAAACATCTTTTGATTCGGCATCGGGGTATTTTGGAAAATTTAAAGACGATACTATAAAAAGTGCTAAAGCAGCCGGTAAGGATATGTTAACTTCTGACAATCCATATATTCAAATTATTGCAAAATCTTTAGAAAAGTTAGTGGATAATGAACTGAAAGGTACTGCGGCGGTGGACACACCTGTTGAGGATTTTATGATTAATGGTCGAAATTTAGTAACAAACCCTGCGGATACTATATTTGGAGGAACAGGTGCCGAAAGATTTTTAGAAGCTGTTAAACAATTAACTTCTATTGATAATAATATGGGGATGGTGAATGATACATCACAATCAATGAATTCAACAATGGATATTAATTTTAACTTAAAATTAGATTCAAATCAAAATATAGATATGGCTCAATTGGAGAGAGCGTTTAATAATACCGCACTTAAAGAAAAAATTGTTGAAGTTGCAACTTTAGGTATGCAAAGATTCTCACCTGAAGCCTCTGTTAGAAAAAAAATGAACCCATACGTAACAAGTATGAACGGATAAATTAAATAATAATCTATTTATAGATAAACAATAAAAAATGCCAAGTACATTATCATTTGCATCATCATCATCTTTTAGAAATTCTCTAATAACAAAAAACCTACCACCATATACGGTTCCGGGAGTATATACACCCCCAAGTGGAAATGTTACATATGAACCGGTAATTAAT